AATACAAATGATACACTCCTCATGTATATCATGGCCTGGATTCTTCTCCACCCTGGTGGCGAAAGTGGAATCCGGGATTTTGATGTTCATGTAAAAGTTGTAGCGTATGGTGATGATAGTGTTGCTTGTGTTTCAGATTGGGCAATTCAGTGGTATAATCAGAATACCATCCCCCGAGTGCTGGAAACATTGGGCCAAAAATGGACAATTGAGAGTAAGGTTGATGGGGAGATGTCAGATTATCGCAACATATCTGATATAACTTTCCTCAAGAGAAGATTTTTCAACCATCCTCTTATTGGCCGTATTGTAGCCCCTTTAGATCTTGACACTGTTTTAGAGATCCCTTATTGGACGAAGAAAGGATTTTTGCGAGATACTATTGAGAGAGACAATGTTGAGGTCGCTCTTTCTGAACTTTCTTACCATTCCCCTGAGGTCTTTGATGAGTGGGCCCCTAAGATAATCTCATCCGCGCGTTCTAAAATAAATTTTATTCCACCTGTTGTCGATCAGGCATCCTTAGCGCGTGAACTTACCAATAAGGATGATTATTATTGACTCTTTGCCACCCGTGTGATCTTGCACTTTTCCAAATGCCCTAAAGGACTTGTGTATTGCTGCGGGATATGGCTTTACTGTACCCTATTTAGGGTGAGATGCAGTGGTGGCGTCCCCACCAAAATCTCTGGGCTCCATTCCATAGCGTTGAGCTTCGCATGGAATGTACATTGGCTCGCTGAAAATAAAACTACTGATGTTGTTGAGCAGCAACCTATAACTGCAATCCATGATGATGTCCTACCCGAGACTACACCACTCGTTAGTGCGATTCCATTCCATAAAGCACTTTTGACTAATGTCTCTGATGGTTCAGATCATGATCTTAAATCTTTTCTTCAAAGGCCAGTTGTCGTTTATTCTAGTAGCTGGTCTACTAGTCAAGGCACTGGTACTCTTATTACATCCCTTCCTGCTCCGCAAACTTTACTTCAGAGCATCCCAATGGTCTCTCAGAAAATTTCAGGATTTCTCGGCCTTCGTTCAAAGATTGTTTGTCGTTTGCAAGTCAACGCCACTCGATTTCAACAGGGCAGACTATTATTGATGTTCTTCCCTCAATCTGACGTTATGTCAGTTAAATATGCACAGTGTCTTGATAGTCCAATGAATTTTACTCAGTTGCCTCGAGTTGATTTTGATGCTGCTTCTGATACTGAGGTTATATTGGAAATTCCCTATATCTCTCCTTATCTTGCCTATAACACTGTTTCTGGACTTGGTGGCATGGGTACTTTTAATTTACTTGTATATTCCCCTTTGACTGTTGCTACCTCAGAGACTACTGCCGAAATTACCATGTGGATGCACATGGAGGACATAGAATTATATTTCCCTACTGTACCAAATCCCACATATGTCCCACAGGCAGGGGGTCGTATGCGTCGTCGTCTTAAATTTGGCCACGACGTTGAGGAGGAAGAGGCTCAGGTGTCTTCAGGACCAATCTCATCGACACTTGGTACTATATCCACGGTCGCTGATGCACTTGGTAATATCCCTGCACTTTCATCTATAGCTCGGCCTGCCGCTTGGGCAACCAACATTATGGCAAAGACTGCCAGTGCTTTTGGGTTTTCTAGTCCACTTAATCAAGATAGGGCCGTTGTAGCTGCCCAAAAGCAGCTTATTGGTTCAACCAATTGCGATTATGCAGATAACAGTCATGCTCTTGGTGTTAGTGCGTCTAACCATATTGAACATCTTCCTGGTTTTGCAGGTGTTGATAAAGATGAGATGTCCTTCGCACATATACTCTCTATACCCACTTGGTACGAGACTGTAGCTTGGGCCGATTCCGTGCAGCCTCTCAATTCACTTTTTAATATTAGCGTTGGTCCACGTGTTTTTCGTACTTCCTTTTCTTATGGTCCTGATACTTGTTCTTATAATACCCCAGTCGGGTATGTTTCTAATTGGTTCAAATATTACCGTGGATCTTTTACTTTTCATTTTAAATTTGTTAAAACTGAGTTTCATTCTGGACGTTTGCAATTTTCATTTTTGCCAGGTTATTCTGGAACTCCTCCTACTCTTACTGATGCGAATTGTGCTTTTATTCACAAGGAGATTGTTGATATTCGTTATACTACTGAGTTTAAGATTACTTGCCCGTGGGTTTCTACTACTCCATGGTTGGATTGTAATACTACTTATGGCAATCTCTCAGTGAATGTGATTAATGAATTGCGTCATCCTGATACCGTGCCTTCTACCATTCAATTGATTGTTGAGGTTTCTTGTTCTCCTGATTTTGAGTTTTCTGTTCCCTACAATCCTAAGCTTTATCCCTGGATTCATAATCCAGCTGTTGTTATTCCAGCTGCCCCTAGTGTGTCTATTCCTGTGGAATCTGCTGCTGCACAGTCTATTAAGGTGGAGGCTCAAATTGGGGAGGACTCAACTGGGCATATTGAGTCTAGTGCAGTTCCTCTCCCTTCACCGTCCTCTATTGGAACAACTTCCATTACTTCTGATTTTATGTCTTCGTCACGTTACACTATAGGTGAAAGCATTTGTAGTCTTCGACAACTTCTTAAGAGAAGTACTCTTATAAATTTAACTAATCAAACTGACTTTGGAAATTTTTTACTTACCCAGCCTTGGGCTCTTTTGGCAGGATACAATACCACAGCTGGTATAATTTATGGGTACTTTACTAATATAGGCACTAATCAAGTTTCTGGTGTGCAGGATTACCTTTCTGCCTTTGCTCCTTGTTATCAACTTATGAGAGGATCTATTCGTCTTAAGCTTCTCAATTATTTGCAACCCATTGAAGTCATGAAAGCATCCTTGGTGGTTTATGAGCTTCCTGCTGACAACTCCACTACTTCTATGCAATATGCGGATTTTGCCCAGTTGTACAGTACTACTGGGTTTAGTACTGATCATCCGAATTTAATTGAGTACAGTCCTATAGCTGCGCCAGCTGGCATTAATCCTAATTTAGAAGTTAGCGTTCCTTTTTATTCCCAATTTCAATCTGTATATACTTATTCTGATGCTGAACGCTTAAATCCTGCAAAAACAACTAACTATAGCCCAACCGAGCTACCTGCAAAGGTGGTCTTTACTTCACCAAATACACAAGTCATTGATACTTGTGGTATTCTTCGTCGTGTTGGGGACGATTTCTCCTTGGGTTTCTGGACCGGAGCGCTGGCGCTTACAGATGGTACTAGAAATCCCCTTCTTACCACACAATTGTGGTGATGTACATAATATAAAATTATGGGTATATTTAACTATACACACCTGCCAAGGTAACATATGGCAGAAGATGCCTCACGCGGCATTTTAACGCGTCTCATACGTCTATTGATCGTTACTTTTTCGTTCAGTTTTTAGACCAGTAAACCACTATCGTGTTTCCAACTGATCAGACTTTTGTCTGTGGGACGCGGTGGGGCCGGAGAGTATTCCGGTTGCTCTTTCAATCACCCCATGTTACAATCTATTATCCTTCGGGATAGCGTTGGCCTACCATGTAGGATGGCCGGCGTCTGTCATTCGTTTGGTGCTCTTGGAGTCCGACTAATAAATTCC